TTGCGACCCGCGCCTATCGCGGCACCCGCAACTTGCGCGCGGTGCAGACGCTGCTCGGCCACTCGAGCGTGGCCGTGACCGAGCGATATACCGCCGTCGACGATTCTGAGATGCGGGCGGCGATGAACGCCGCCATCGCGTGACTGAACCCCGCTGCCTCACCGATGAGGAGCTGGTGCAGCTCGCTCAATTGATGGAGGAAGAATTGGGTCAGAGCGATGAATCGCTGTCCTGGGAGACTCCACCACCGCCAGCTACCTAAACCCCGAAAATAAGGACAGCTAGCACTTGGGCTGTTTTGCCTGTTCGTAGGCTGACATAATTATTTAATTATCGGCGCAATAATGTCTGGTGCGGCGATGCCGGACCAGACAGAGCAAACGATAGCACCCGCCCCCGACAGGCGTCTACTATTCCCGCTAACGCCAAAATCGCCCCCGGCCGAAGTGGCCAGGGGCGATTGTGACATTGGCGTGAAACCAATTCGGGCGATTGTCAGTCGGATCCCAGGTCCACGAGCTGCATGTCGAAGTGCTCCGACATGACAAACGCGACGACGACCAGCAGCAATATGCCGCCGACCGCGCCGCCGACGATCGCGCACAGGCACCGGGTCATAGCAGTCCTCCTGTCAGGCCGCCCAGGATTTTCCCGATGCCGCCGAGCACCCCACCGGATCCACCGCCGCCGCCGCCGCCGACACCGAACGGCGAGCCCGAGTCGGTGTTGCACAGGCCGGGGTTGGCGCGCGCGAAGACCGGGTCTTTGCACTGGTCGGGGATGGGGGTGGCGCGGGCGTCGCAGGGGATGGTGAGCGCCAGGACGACGACGGCGACCATGATCGCAGCCCTACGCGGTAGGCGCGCCATCACCGTAATGGCGTCGGGGACGGGGACTGAGCGTGGGTGGCGGGCTGATGTCTGAGCCGAGCTCGCGCAGCTCGCGGTAGGCTTCACGGTCCCACGGGACGTGGCCTTCGATGTACTCCCACAATTCGTCGATGTCGGAGATCGCGTCGAGCCACTGCGCGCGCCCGCGAGCGACCTGCACTTCCAGGGCGGCGATCTCTTTGTGCAGCCCGGCTACGCGTTTGTCGTCGGCGGCGACGCGTTCCCGGTTGCGGGCGGCGTCCTTATCGGACTGTTCGCGGCGTAGTTTGTCGAGGGTTTCTTTGTCGAGTTGCATCCTGCCGCGGGATGTCACGATCGCCACGAGCGCGCACGCCGCGGAGAGAACGGCGGCGCATACCAGGATGACCTGTGCGATCACGGGTCGGCCTTAGCGTTCTTGACGCGGCGCATCGCGCAGAAGAACTCCTTGACCGCCACTAGACCGATGTGGATGCAGGCCCCGGCGATTGCGATGGACAGCGCGCCGGCCATTGTGCCGATCAGGTCGGAGTGCACGGTGATGAACCACGCGTAGAAGGTGAGGGACACGATGACCGAGAGTTGGCCGCCGAGTGCGAACAGGTACGGGCGTCGCAGGTCGACGGCCGCTTCGGGGACGAAGTGGCGGGTGCCCATCGCTGAGCCGACCAGCGCGAAGGTGGACCCGATGATGATGCACGCGGATAGCGCCCGGTTGGTGCCATCGGACAGTTGCGCGAGCAGCCCGACGCGGGGTCGCACGGCGATGCTGATGCCGACGAACACCAGGCCGCCGTGGACCCACACGTACATGCGGGACCGGTCGACGCGTTTACCTTCGGGGGTCAGCCACCAGCGGCGCAGCCTAGCGAGCATGTTCGGTGTACTCGATGTCGGGCCGCGTCGATGCGGTACCGGGGACGCCCTTACCGCGAGCCCGCAACGACATCAGCACTGATTCGCTGGCCGACATCGTGGCGAACGTGATGGCTTGAGCCCACCACGGCAGGAACCATCCGACTGCCTGCTGGGCGCCGAACCCGACCGCTACCGAGGTGAAGGTTTGCAGCCAGGTTCGGCGTGCCCGTTCGGTGGCGTCCCCGGTGAACGGGGACGGCTTCATGCGGCAGGTGGCGTCTGGCCCTCGACGATGGGCTCATTCTTCACCAGGAACACACTGACCGCGCCGACCACGGTCACCGCGACCGTGAAGTAGTGCCTGTACGGCTCGGGCAGGAAGTCGCCGAGCGGTGTGAGCTCGTTGAGCAGGACGACGAGCGCGGCCACCGCGGCGACGACCGCCTTATACATGGGCTTGACCTTGGCGAGCATGTCGGGCCTTTCGTTGAGTTGATTCGGGGCCTGCGCAGCTATTTGACGCAGGATGTCTAGGCGTTTCACGCGGCTGCGCGACCGGCCGCCATCACGTAGTCGGTCATCGCGGGCACCATCTTCTGGTAGTCGCCGTGTGGCCCGAAGCCGCTGAGCACGAACATGCCGCCGTTGATGAGTGCCTCAAGGAAGCCCACGATTTGGGCGTTGGACGGGTTGGTGGGCAGCGACAGCATCCCTGAAGCGCCGGGGATCAGGGCCAGGATCAGGGTGGGCAGGCTGGCGATCAGCTCGGCGATGTCCTGTGCTGGGTTGAGCAGCGGAATCACCGACAGTGCGATCGCCAGCAGGTTGTTGACCGACGCGTTCTGGATCAGGTTGAACATCAGCGTCTCGTCGCTGCCTGCAGCGTTGCCGACCGGTGCGGCGCCGTACAGGTCGCCGTCGTTGTTGCAGGACATCAGGAAGTCGGGTGTCTGGTCGGCGGTCAGGTCGGCCGGCCCAGCGATCCCGCCCGACGGCACGCCATCGACGGGTGCTGGGATGGGGAATCCGGCCTGTACGTTGCCGTTGCAGATGCCGGGCGCCCGCATGGGGTCGCCGAAGTTCACGATCGCTTTGACGTCGTTGACACGGTTATGTAGGACACCGTTGGGGTTGAGGATGTCGTCGCGCCACACGAAGTCGGTGACGAGTGAGCCCTGCGAGTAGCCCGACAGCCCGAGTGGTGTGCCGATGGGACGCATCTGGATTTGGCGGACCACTTCGGCGCGGCCCGCTTGCACGGATGGGCCCATCGGGAAGGTGGCGGCTGGGTAGGCGATGGGCTGCCAGTACCACACTGATGGGTCGAGCGCGGCACCGACGGCGCCTGCGAATCCCCAGTCGAACGGGCCAGGTGAGCCTGTTCCGTTGACGGTGATGAACGTCGGTTTGGTCGGTACCAGCGGCGCGGGAGCGGGCGCGGGGACTACGGCACCCATGCGTACCTGTGTGGCGTAGTTCGCGATACCGGTCACGGGTAGGCCGACGGTCTGCTGGAAGTTCTTCACCGCTTGCTCGGTCGCAGTGTCGAAGGTGCCCGACTCGGTGACACCCAAGGTCACCGCTTGGGAGTTCTTCGGGTAGGCGTGGATCAGGCGGTGCTGGATCTCGGTGACCTGGGCTCCGGTGTCGCCGAGCCCGTAGCCGATCCAGTGCCCGTTGGCGTCTTTCACTTCGGGGCTGCCGGCGGGAGTGTGATGCCGTCTTTGATGTCGGCGAGCGCGTCAACGACAGTGAGGTTGTGCCCGTTGGGATTCTGCCCCAGCTGCGGCCAGCCCTGACCGGTGGGCGTAGGCGTGCAGCCGGGGAGTGAGGCTTCGATCATCGCGTTGTTGAAGCCCTGCAATTGAGCGTAGGTCCACATCGACCAGTTGTACATATCCTGTTGCTGTTGAGCACTGAGCATGTCGAACACTCCTGGTGTTGGAGGGGTTGGGTTGGCGTACTTCTGGATCGCGGCGGCGAACACGTCCCACGGGAAGTTGTCGCCGACGTCGGTGTGGGTGTTGCCGTCCTTGAGGTATTCGGTGCAGTAGCGGTGATCGCTGATGCCGGGTGGCGGCGAGTTGTAGGGCGGGGCGATCACGTTCAGCGGGATGCCGAACTGCGCGCAGTCACGCACCACCACGAACGCGGCGACGTCGATGGCGTTCGACTGCTGTAACCATTGGTCGCGGGTCCACGCCGCGTAGGAGCCGGCGAAGACGAGGTCGATTGATCGGTCGTTGTCGACGAGCACCGACCAGCTGGCCATGTTGAGCGCCACTACGTCGCAGAGGGTGACGCCGTGGTCGTTGGGGTCTTCGGAGATGGTGTAGTTGTAGCTGACCTGACTGGATGGGTTGTCGAGGAAGTTGCGGGCCAACGCGTCCGCGTTGGAGTCTCCTTCCTCGGTGTGAATGAGGAACAGGTCGACCGTGGTTCCGGCGCGGGATTGGTCGTTTGGACTCCACAGCGGGTATTCGTTGAACGCCGGGCGGTTCGGGTTTGTCACGGGTGGCTCCGGTGTCGGTGTTGGCGCAGCGGCGAGACGGTTGTAGAGGTCGACAGCATCGGGAAAGCGTTGGTCGTAGCGGTCAGGGAATGCCGACTGCTGAATGGCCTGCGCGTAGCTTCCCGGTGAGTTCGGCCCGTTGTAGTCGAGCTTGGCGAGTCGGTCGTAGAACAGTCCGGCCGACAGCGCGGGGTCCATGCATGTCGCGGCGTCGCCCCACCACCAGCCGTTGGCACCCATAACAACCTGCTGCTGAAATAGGCCGACGCTGAACCCATCCGAGCCGACCGCATCGTGCGGAATGTTTAGCGAGTCGGGGACTTTGGAGTTGGCGTACATCAGCCAGTCAGACTCGACGTACACCGTGGCGAGCGCGATCTGGACACCGCGAGGCGTGATACCGCGGCGTTGTCCTTCGGCGATGACCGCTCGGGCGTAGTCGTCAGCTGTGGGCATGGTTCCCTTCCAGAGTTGGGAACGCCCCGGTGAGGTCGGGCCGGGGCGTCCCCAAGTACCTACGGGCCGGCGGGTGCCGGGGGAGCTGGCGTCGGAGCTGGCGTCGGCGCGGGCGGCTCAAGCCCCTGCAGATCCGTCAGCGCCTTGTTCAACCCCGACAGGTCGGCGGCCGGGAGCTGTGTTTGCAGGCTCGCGATCTCCGCGCGGCTAGCGACGTCTTCGCGGCTTCGAGGTTGGTGGCGAGGGTGTCGAGAGCGGTCTGGTCGACTTCGACAGCGGCCATGATGGACTCCTTCATTTGTTGGGTGATACGGGCTTCCATTGCGTAGGCCCATTGCGGTTGCCGGGAAAAGATCATCGGTGACCTTTCGACAGCATGTGCTGGTGGATCTGGTCGACTCTCATCCGAGCTTCAGCCGCCTTGGCGGCTGAGAGCGTCACGGTAAGCTCGTTGTCCTGCAATGTTTCTCCAGGATCCGACCAGTTCGTTGAGCCGGTCACCAACACAGACCCGTCGATGATCAGCAGCTTCATATGCATGATTCGGCCGTGCTCGCTACCGCCCGTGGCCACCGAGGAGATCGGGAAGTGCTCGCGCGCCAATAGCTTTCGCTCGGCCACACCCCCGGCTTGCGTCTTGTCGAGAGTGAGTTGGACAAACACTTGCTCATCGACCAGCTTGGAGCGCAGCGCATCTGCGAGGTCGTCGTCGTCGAAGCCGTACATCGCGACTATGAGGCTTTTCGTCGCGGCCTTGATCAGGTAGACGAGGCAGCCGTGGACGTCATCAACGGGACTGTAGAACGTGCGCGTATCGCTGGGATAGCCGGGAGGAAACGGGCCACCCGTCTTGAAGCGGTCGAGTACCGACAGATCGGCGAGCGGGTGAACGGTCATGGCCGCGGCGAGCCCGAGCATGATCGCGGCGACGACCTCCCAGATGCCCAGGTATTCCCAGATGCTCATGCCGCGAGCTGCTTCACGTCGTCCTGCAACTGCGCCAGGTCGAACCCGTCGAGGTTCACCCCGTTCGCCAGCTCCTCGGTCGACAGGTAGCAGAACCCCTCGTCCATGTACTGGGCGAGAAAATTCGGGTCCACCAGCTGAATCTGCCCCCAGGTGACGACCTTGAACATGCCGTTCGCGTCGCCGACGACCGGAATGGCGTGGCCGCCTTCGATCTTGGCGTTGGCCTTCTGCACGGTCCACGGCTGCCCGGCCGAGAACTGGTCCTGGCAGTAGGCCGGTACCTGGATGCCGATGCCGACCGCGCCGAAGATCCATGTGACTGCGGCGAGCTGGTCGAGGGTGATGCCGATCCACACCGCGATCTGGTGCGTGTTGCCGTCGGCGTCGACCAGACCGTGCTTCACGCGGTAGTTCGCGGCGGTCTGCATGTCGGTGCCTTGATCGGTGGACGGTTTGGCGGGGTCATAACCGGTGATCGCGGAGTAGTTGTCGAGCGCGCATTGCGGTGTCAGGTTCGTGGGTTGCCCAGCTGAGGCCCGCCACAGCAGCGTCTCGTGTAGACCGGACGCGATGACGCAATCGCCAACCGAATCGTTGGCCAACATGCCCCAGTCCTTGACGAGATAGTCCCACCCGAAGTTCGGCGGCGGGGTGGGCAGCGGCGCGGTGAGGTAGTCCTTGAGCTTCAGTTTCGGCTCGGCAACGGGGTCTTTCTTGCCGTAAAACAGTGTCACTGTTGCCCTTTCGCTTCACAGATCGCGGCGTGTATTTCCTGGATGTGCTTGTACTGCGCATCGGCGATGACTTGTCGTTTCGCGTCCGCCCGGTTCTGCGAGATCAAGACGAACGTGGCCAGGAAGATCGCTTCCAGGCTGACGATCATCGTGAGCAGGTTGATGTCCCAATGCGCAAGCAGCCACAGCGCGAACCAGACGATGTGCAGATACACGAAGCCCATCGAGCCTGAGAACCGGGTGATCCAGTCAGCCACCCGGTTTTGGGCGCTGCTGGCCCACTCGGTGTCGTGCCAGTGCCGCACCGCCGGGTGGGTCGCTTGGCGGTGCCACGGATGCAGCCTCACAAGTTTCCCCTCTTTGTCGTCGGTAGGTGGGGTACGCTGCCTCGTCATGGTTACAGCGCGGCGCGATCAACCACGCCAGTAACGCTTTAGAAGAACGCTAAGAACGCTGACGTCTTGGCGGTGGTTGGGACGGCGAACGCCACAGTGATTGAGGCGTATTGCGACGAGGTGCCTATTGTGATGTTGGTGGCGGGGACGGCGACACCGGCTGAGGACAGCGCGGTTCGGCTCAGCAGCGCCCCCGTGTTCTGACCACCCGAGTTCTGCGCCTGAAACGCCCACCCGCTCGGCGCAGTGGAGTAGGTTGCGGAGCCGTCACCGGTAACCCCCGACAGGATCATCGAGTTGCTGAAGTTGGGGGTGATCCCGGCCAGCACGTGCGTGGTGGTCGCGGTGCTGCTGGACGTCGACCCACTCGTATCGACGGGGCTGCTCTGATTCACCCCGCGCAGCGCGATCGTGTAAGTAGCGCCCGTCTGAGTAGACCCCCACAGACTGCTCAATGTCCACGCAGTGGTACCCGCTGTTTGTTCAGCGGAAGTAACGATGTGGTAGATGGCGCATTCGCAGTGGGTTGCCGACGACACAACGGTGTTGGTGCCCAACGGGTTCACCCACCCCGACGGGGTTGTCATCGTGGTGCCGTTCACGCTGCCGCGCACCCACACGGCGATGATGTCACCCGCAACGGGCGTGTAGCTGGCGATGGTGCCGGTGGACGGTGAGAGGCTCGTCGAATATCCGGTGCGCAGGGGTGTGCCCTGAATCGAGATAGCCATCAGGCGCTAGCCACGCATCGCCACTTCGATGTTTCAGAGTTCCAGAAGAACCCCACATCCAGGCGTGTCGTGCCGCTTGTTGTGGTCGGCAAGGTGACGGTGCTCGACTCGAACGATGTGCCCCACGTCAACGCGACAGACGTTGTGCCCGTCACAGATATGCGCAGGGTGTCGCCGTCGACTGGGGTGCCGGTGAGGCCGCTGGTGAACGAGGTGATCGCCGCCGTCTGGGAGGTGATGTGCACAACGTCGTAGTTGTCGGTGTTGATCGCCGGGGTAGCCGAGTTCGCCGACAACGCCAGCACACGTCGGGTGACACGTTTGTTCGTCAACGTCTGTGTGTCTGTGGTGCCGACGATGGTGCCCGCCGGCGCGGTCACGGTGCTCACGGCGCTGGTGCCATTACCAACCAGCACACCCGTCAATGTTGTTGCGCCCGTGCCGCCGCCAGCGACAGGCAGGCCAGTGCAGTTCGTCAGCACACCGCTAGCCGGGGTTCCCAACGCGGGGGTCGTCAACGTCGGACTGGTTAATGTCTTACCGGTCAACGTTTGTGTCGCCCCAAGCGTGACCACCGTGTCCGAGGTGCCAGGGAACGTCATCGTGGTGCCGTCAGTGCCGGCCAACGTCAGCGAGTTACTGGCTGTCAGTGTTTTACCGCTGGCCACCTCTACGGCGTGATAGTTGCAGTCCCACCCGGCCGCTGTGGTGGGTGTCGCCACCAGCGCGGTGAAAGTTGCCTCTGTCCCGCCGGCCAGCACGCAAATCGTGTTAGCCCCGGAGGACTGCACCGTCACCGCGCCTGTCGAGGTGTTGACGATACGGAACGCTTGACCGGCCACCACCGATGTGGTGGGCAACTTCACCGTTTGAGTGGTGGATCCGGTGAACACCTGGATCGCTGCCGACGTGACGGTCAGAGTCGTCGTTCCCGCAGCTGTCGGTGTGGTGGCGAAACCCTCGATGAAGTTGTTCGCCGACAGGTTCAGGTTGGCGTCCCACTCGGCCGCGTCACTCGCCGTGGGAGTGGTGCTCCCGGTCAGGCCACCAGGGACAGTTGCCCAGGTGCCGTCGCCCCGCCAATAGGTGGAACTCGACGCCGAAGTGCCGCCGTTGAGGTTGGCGACAGGCAGGTTGCCGGTCACATCATTGGCCAGCCGCACCGTCAACGTATTCGACGCACCCGCGATCGTCTTGTTCGTCAACGTCTCGGTACCGGTGGGCGTCGTGTAGTCGGTGTCGGCCACCGCGATACTCGGAACACCCGTCGTCGTCGTGTTCTTCAGCAGGCCGGTCGCCAACCCGGCCAACGACGTCCCATTGATCTTGGCTACTGTCGGGTTGGGGTAGCTTCCCGACAGGTCACCGCCAGCGGACCCGTTCGGCGGCAACGCGGCCGGTATCTGCCCGAACGCAGCCGCATCCGTAGACGCCGTACCGTTCGCCAGGCCGGTGATCTTATTACTGTTCATCGCCACCGCGGCGGCAGTCGGATTCGCCGTAGCAATAGCTGATAGATCATCAGTCGACGGCAGCGCACCCACCTGGGCTGCCGTGTAGTCGCCCGTTGCGGCGACGACCGCACCCGTGCGTGTGAACACCGACGACACAGCGCCCCCGGCTACCGGCAGCTCCGTCCACGACGACAGCGACGTCGACGGGCTTCCGGTGAGGAACCACACCGAGTTGGGTGTGGTGTCGGTGCGGATCGTCCAGTTGCCTGCGGCGGCGGACAGTGCGAGCATCGCCGCCTGGGATGTGGTGGCGCCGAGATAGGTGTCGACGCTGCCGCCCAATCCGAGTAGTGCGATGACGGCGGCGGCGTCGGTGGCCGTTAGTATTTCGCGGCCGATCAGCGTGGAGTCCGAGATCCCCGTGGACGGGATCGACACAACTCCTGTAACTGACACGTTCGGGACCGGAGTCGCCGCAGGCAAGTTGAGCGTGCTGCCGTTGGTGGGTGCGTTAACCCAGAACGTAGACGCAGATCCGACCTTGATGCCCCACTGCAAGCTCTGCACACTCAGGCCGGGATCGTTGGCGAGCAGCTGCACCGCAGCGCCGTTGCGGGTGATACTGCCGTCGCTGTTGACGATCGCGATCACCTCGTCAACCTTGTACAGGCTGCCGCCGAACGTGACGAGAGCGTTCTCTGGAACATTCGAGGTGAACGTCACCTGCGCGGGCGTGCCAGCGCCGAGACCGTTACCGATGATCGCGCCGCCGCTGATATTGCCGAGCAGGTCGAAGACGTTCCCGGTGACGGTGAAGCTAGGCAAAGTCATTCGCGGCATCTTCCTCTGGTCGGGTCATCGTCAGGCGAGGGTGAAAACTGGGTTACCTGCGCTGTTGTTGCTGTTGACCGTCAGCGTGTTCGTCGATGTGACGGTGACGTCTGCGCCGCCCGCGTCGAGCAGGCAGAACGCCACCACATCGCCACCGACCTTGTACAGCACGGCCCAGTGGGCGGTCAGGTTCGCCGTCCCAGCCGTCCACACCGGGTTGGACGAGAAATACAGCGCCACCGAGGTGGTCCCCGCGTTGACGAGGGTTACCGCGATCCCGCCGGTTGCGTAGCCAGTGCTGACTGTGCCGACCTCGGAAGTGACTGCGGCCCAAGTTGTTGACGACGGGGAGATGTTTGACCCCGATGTCACCAACGCGACTTTGTAGCCCGAGCCCGGTGCGACATTGCCCGCCAGAATGTCGGTGCGTGTCGAGTTTGTGGGGGTCCATATTCCAGCTGCCATGAGGGTTCCTTTAGGTGGGTCGCAGGTCGCCGGCGGTCCAGGTGCCGGTGATGCCGGGCGCGGCGTATTCGCCGTTCGCGTACCGGTGCTGGAAGCCGATCGCCGGATACTTGTTGGCCGCGCCCGTGTACGCGCCGGCGGAGTCGATCCACTGGCATGTGGTGGCCATCCCGTCGATCCACACCGTGTACGTGTTGCCGTCGGCGACCAGACGCAGCTTCTCGTTATAACTGGTGTATTCGTCTGTGCTGTTCGCCCTTGAAGTGATCACACCGCCGATGCATGTGAGGATCTGGGTGGAATTAGCGCCCCCCCAATGACTTATACAACCCACCCAGTTCGCGCCAGTGCTATCAGAGCGCACGATCGCCATGTCCGACGTCGTGCCGGTCGCGGCGTGGCTCGATCGGGTTACCTCCGAGTAATGGTTGGCCGAATGCGTCTGGGACGTGTAGACGGCACCTGAGTAATAGGTGCCGTTTGTGTGGGGCGCATCGTTGTTGGTGGCGACCGCACCGGAGGACACCTGGACACCGTTCCCGAACGGGGTCCACAGGCCACTCGGCAGCGGCGTGGACGCCGCGATGGTGTAGCTGTAGGCGAGCTGGGTTCCCTGCGTCCCGCCCGTGAGGGAAACGGTGAAAGGCGCCGGTGTGACAACGACATTCGTCCCCGGCGGCGTCGTGCCGGGGTTGATCGTGTCGAAGAAGAACCACGCATTCTTCTTGGTGTAGTCGTATTGCATCAAACCCCACGTGGACTCCTTCGACGTGGGATTGTTGTGGGTGTCGACCATGTCGTACCAGAAGCACGGACCCCAGCCGCCGCCGGCCAAGCGCGTGAGGTACATCGACCACTGCTCTTGGGCGTACTGCTCCTGCACCGCGAACGACACTGAGCTGGTGGGGAATCCCCATTCAGTCCACCAGATGTTGACACCCGATGCGCCGTTGCTGTTGAGCAGTGTGCGGATCTGGGCCTCATAGACGAAGGTGATGACACTCTCGGTGGGTTCGGCGGTTTGAAAGCCGGGCCGCGAGTACGCGTGGAACCCGAACGCGTCGAACGATCCCACGGCGCCCGCGTTGATCATGCGCTGGCAGAAGTCGACCGGGCTCGTCGTAGAACCGAGGAAGTTTCCCCCGGTGCCGATCGCGCCGAACAGCCCCGCCGAGACGACTGTGACGGTCGATGCGACTGCCTTGATCGCGGCGTATGCGGCCAGCAGATATTCGGTGTAGGTTTCGGGCTTGGCTGCGGGCCAATAGCTCGACAGGTTTGGTTCGTTCCAAATCTCTATCGCCAGAGTTGTTATGGGCGAATAGGTCACGCCGTTGTAGGTGAAGCCGCTCACCGCATAGCGTTGGGCGATGGCGGCGACCATGTTGGCGTAGTCGGTGGCGGTGAACCCGTACCATTTCGGTTTCGGGGTCGACGCCACGATCAGCGGTATCAGGTTGTTGTCCCGCGCGGCTGCGACGGCCCGGTCCAGGTTGGTGAAGAAATACGTGCCCCGAGACGGCTCGATCGCCACCCACGGCGCGACAAACCGCACGCGGGTGGCGTTAAGCGCGCCGATACTCGCCATCACTTGCGTCATGCGGGCACCCGGCATGTAGGTGTCGCCGAACGCCACTTCGCTTTGCCCTATACCGAAGTCAACCATTACACCGGCCTGTCCTCATAGTTGAAACCAGCCACCGCGCAGCCCTTGAACACCGAGTTGTTGTTGGCGTTGGACACCCATCCGACGTGAATGTCGGTGCCCGCCGTGTGGGTGACGAGGTTGGTGGTGTCGGTGTATTGCAGCTCAGTGACCGGGGTTCCGTTGCGCACCACGTAGAACGTGTTCGCTACCGGGGCGTTGGAGTAGTAGACCTCCCACACCCAGTTCGTGTTGATAGTTCCCGACCACTGCACCGGCGCGCCGCTGGGCTGGGTGAGCTCGATGACGGTGTTAGGGCCGGAGCCGACCACCAGACGCGCGTAGTCATCCCCGTAACCGTTGGTGAAGAACTCCAACGCAAGGTAATTCGTGAAACCGGTGTCGCCGCAGATCGTCGCCCGACACAACCCCTGCTGCTTGCGGTCCAGCTGCACGATCACGCCGTGCAGGATCGTGGCAGGGCCATCGGTGTGATAGCCGACCGCCGTGGCTGTCGACAGGATCGAGTCGCCGTTGGACGCCAGCGTTCCCGACACGTTCGTGAACCGGGTAACCGTGGTGCAGTCATCGAACCCAGCGACCCGTGTTCCCGCGGCCTGGGTGGTTTCCACCGACGACACACGGCCCTCCAGCTTCGCTATCGACGCCGACAGGTCTTCGTAGATAGTGCCGACCGTCTCGCCCAAGCTGTGCAGGAAGTCGAGTTCAGGGGTGAGGAAGGCCGCGATACCCGTGTTTGCGTTGCCGGTGCTGCTACCGCCGGTCAGAATGTTGACCAGCGAGTCGATGAGCGTCTGTACCGCCGCGAGGATCTGCGCGGGCAGCAGAACCACCGACCAGTTCTGCAACTGGCTGAACGCCGACCCGATCGCGCCAGGGATGAAGCTGCCCACGATGGCCGCGACGACCTTACCGAGGAAGTTCTCGAGGAACTGGGCGATGAAGTTGCTGAGCTTGAACCCCGGCACTGGCATCGAGCCGTTGATGTCTGGGGTTCCGCTCGGATGCACCGCCTGCGTCGGCGGGACCGCCGTCGCCCAATCGGGAGGACTCGTCATCCGACCGGCATCGCCCAAACAGCAAACGCGGCCGTGGATGTCGACGTCGTGTAGGTGTTCGCACCCGACTGCTGCTCAACGCGGATATAGATGTTGGCCGCGTTACCCGCCGTCACCTTGTCGAAGCTGTCAGCAGATCCGGCCGGCGGTGTCGAGGAGAACTGCAGCCGCTCAGTGCCGCCGATACCGGGACAGCGCGCCACGATGTTGCCGCTGGTGCTGTTCAACCGCGCCACGAGATCCACGCGCACATCGCTGCCGCCGCTCTGGGTGACGACGTTGTAGCCGGTGACGAACACCCGGTAATCGCGGTTACGCGCAGGAATCGCCACGGTGCAGCACGCGGTGGTGCCCGAAGTATTAGTTGTGGAGATGCTCGCCGGCACGTACCTCTCAGCCACCGCTTCATAGTCGAAACTGAATCCCGTTGCCCCGGTGTTGACTTTGATGATCTCACCTGCCACCGCTGTGCCGCTGATGGTTGTCAGGTCAATCGAGGTCGTACCGTTCGCGCCTGCCGCACCGGCGTGCAGCGCACCGCTGAGCGCATAGACGCCCGGCGAGACCTGTGTCACCGTGATGCTGGCAGGAGTCGGGTCGCTAGCGGCCAGCTCGGTGAACGGGATTGCGCCAGTTTGGAAGGTCGCCGCGGCACCGGGAGGGCCGGTGGCGATAGCGCCGACACCTTGGGCGATACCCCCCTGTGGGCGCAGCATGATCACGCTCGCGCCGGTACTCGGGTCGACGGGGACCAATACCTGGCCGTCGAAGATGTACCAGAGGCCATCGGCCGTTGTGGGCCAACTCATTTTATGGTTCTCCTAGCCACTCTGTGGCGCCAAAGTCAGCACGTTGTAGGACTCGAACAGTCCGGTGATGAACCGCTGAATCCTGGCTAGCGGCGCTTCTTTTCGCCTGCCGTCGCCAAGTTGCACGATCAACTCACGCACGGTGGGTGTGATGCGCCAGGTGATGTTCTCGATGTAGTCGGTGAGCATGTATCGCCGACCGCCGAACACGACTGACATCAGGCCGCCCTTGAAAATGTCGCGGCCGAGCGCATATTGGGCGTCGGGTCCGAACACGTTCATCTTCACGATCGCCGTGCTGTGCCCCTGTGTGTCCCAGAGCTTGTTGATGAAGTCGAATACCGTCTCGATGTTGTACGGCGCGGTGGCCGTCGCGGTGAATGTCTCGACGCCGGGGTGGTACGGGCCGACCTGGGCTCGTCGCTGATAGTGCTCGATGAGCTGAAATGCAAAGAACGCGTTGTTGAGGAAACCTGAGAGCAAATCGGACGGTATTCCGGTGAACCCCACCAGGATTGAGAGTGAATCTATTAATTGGGTTGCCGTTGTTGGCCTGTGCCCCCCCCAGTTGCCCGGAGGGGGCACAGACCAACCAGGCGGTAGTCGCATTCATTAGGTCGTTAAGCCACTTTGGACTGCGCCCGCCGATGATGTGCTGCCAGCCCTCGGGCGTGTGGTGGCTGATTTCGTAGGACAAGACCGCCGAATCCTCGCCGGGCTCAGGCGCGATCACGATGGCGTAAGGCGCAACGAAGTCGATGCCGACTGCGGTGGCTTGAAACGCGCCCTCGGGCAGCGCGGGATTGGTGCCCTTGGGGTTGATCAGCGGGTCCAGCGCGTTGCCGAGCACCGACCCTTCGAGGTCCACGATGGTCCGCAGCACCGAGTCGAACACTGTTTTCGTCGGGCCCGTGATCTGGGAACGGTCGGTGGTCGAAAAGACGTAGGTGGGCTGCGTCAGGTTCGCCCATTGGTCGGGCTGCACGTCGTCAACCTGGGTGCCGTTCAACCCGGCGGGCAGCCACAAATCCATGCGGGTGTCGACACCGTAAGCCTTCGTGATGTCGGTGATGACGGTGCCGCACGATTCCATCCGCACCGTCTTGGCGACGAGTGGGCTTGTGTCGAGGAACGGGTTGGTGCGCTTGACGTAGATCGGCGTTTTCAGCATCTTCATCAGAGCGCCGGGGCCACCGCCAACCTGCTGAAATGAGTTGACCAACTTGCCGAACCAGCCGAGGATGTCGGGGTTCAGGCTCAACGCGTTATTGACGAAGTCGAACAGTCCTGACTGGATGCGTAGCGCGCACTCCGAGACCATCGACTCCAAAGCGGTGCAAAGTGCCCAGATGAACACGGCGTAGGAGATCGGCTGAACCTGGATCGGCAGTAGGAAGTCGGGCCAGATGATCAGGTAATTCAGGATGTCCCAGATGCCCTTTAGCTCAACGATTCCCGTCAGCTCACCCTTTTCGTAATGCTCGGTGAATGTCTTGACGTAGAACGGGAACCGCAAGCCGGCCGTCTCGACGATGACGCCGACCATCGTGGTTCGGGACTGGCGGAAGTTGTCCCAGAACGGGCATTTCGCTTCGATCGTCAGCTTCGCGGTCGGGACAGTGTTGCGCGGGTCGGTGCCCGTGCCGTCCATGATCCAGCCGGTGATGTCGGCTTGTGGGCGCCACAGGTAATCGCACATGGTGAAGCGGAAGTTCGTGTCCACCAACGTGCTCGCCTCGGCCAGGGAGCGGCCGGTGGTGGCGATCTGGTAGGCGTCGCCTGAGAGCAGGGCTGATTGCCAGCGGGCCAGTTGGCTTCCGCTGGTGGTGGGCGCGCTCATCAGAGGGGGTAGCGCCTTAAGGGGGTTCCCGAACTGATCACCTTGGTATCGGCTGTGCCGCCGGTGATCTGCACCTTGACGCTGTAGGCGCCGGGACCGTTACCCGGTGACTGCGCCGGGATGGCCGAGGCGTCGGAGAACCGGCCGCTCAGCAGTGAATACAGGTTGCCCTGCGGCGGCACGGGACCGGGCGCCGCGCCGAAGATGCCGAAAATTGACTGAATGACCTGTAGCAGCGGGTTGGTGTTGCCGACTGACGCGAAGCTGACCAAGCTCTTCAGTGCGGCCGAAAAGATGCTGTCCTCTTGGGTGTTGGGCGTAGCGGGCACTGATGAGAGGTCGTAGACGTTGCGGTCGCGCGGATCTGTGCGTAGCAGGGCCGACTGATTGGCTAACAGCGGGCCGAACTCGATGTAGTCGTTGACGCCGGCGCCGGGGCCGTCCCAGATTTGAATGGTGCCGGGGCCGAAAAAGATGTAGTCCTTGAACATCGGCTGATCACCAATGTTGGTGGCCTGCAAGAAACCCGATTGCGTGAGCGCGGCGTTGTCACCTGCGGTGACTCGCTGCAGCCATGCGGGTGAACTCTGGTCTGAGGTGCCCGCGCCAGCTGCCATACCGAAGCCGACGCCGCGGTAGCTCGAGCCGAGCAGCGATCCGGTGCCGACCTCTTTGTGGGTCAGAACCGGCAGGTTGTTGCGCATGATCCGGTAGGTGCGCGGGTCGTCGGGTGTGCCGCAGATCAGGCTGTACTTCTCGCCGCGCGCCGGCTGCAGGCTGATGAACCCGGCCCACATCACCGTCTTGGCGAAGCTGTTGTACCGCGAAAGCTCAGCCCAGCCCTGTGAACTCCCGGATTGGACGCCTATGCGGGCGCGGATACCGTCGCCCTTCCAGGTGCCGTCGAGGTTGACGCTCATCCGGCCCCAGATGTCGTTGAACGCGCCGCTGGTGTAGGTGTAGCCGGGCAGTTCGCCGAGCTCGATCGTGACGACCTGCTCGTCGGTGCCGGTCGTGAACGACTTGTAAGGGCCTGCGACCACGCTGCGCGGTGTGGTGCCTGAGGGAACCCAGGTGGCCTGCGAGCCGTTGGCTGCGGGATGGCCCGCGCCGCTGCCCTCGTAGAAGTACAGCGGCCAGTTGGCGCCGAGATCACCCGTTGAGGTGAAGGCGAACTCGTCGGCCATCGACTCGAAAGCGAACGAGAACTCGTCGGTGTCGTCGTAAGACTGCCAGAATCCGCCATCGACGCGCAGCCGCAAAGACAGGTCTTGGCGTTTGGTCTGCGCCCCCATCAAGGGATTTGGCGGTGCCCCCTGAAACCATCGCGGCGTGCCCCACCAGTGTCCCTCGTCTTGGGTGAGGAAGTTCAGCGTGCTCTGCTGCTTACCGTCGAGCGCGCCGATGAGATGGCGCACAACCTGCTGTGTGTGGCGACCGTCGCGGCCCCGGCACACGACGTCTAGTTGTGGCTCGGCGGGGTCATACAACGTGTCGAGGTTGGTGACGCCGTCCTGTGTGGCGCCCTTCTGGTCGATGTGCTTCCACGGCGGAATCAGCCCTTTGAGGCCGTCCTTCTTGATCTGCACGCATTCCGGTGCGGTGAAGCGGTCCGGGATCGACAGGCCGCCCATGAGGTCGAAGCGAATCGATCCGTCGTAGGCGTCCAGCCAGATCGACGGCTGGTTACCTTGGGTCAGGTGATACCAGCCGTGCGGGGTGATGTCGCCTGCGGGGTAGCGCACCGGGGTTGTCACGGCATCCCCGCGGGCAATTGGGCCTGCTGCTGGTGATACGCGATGTCACGCCCGGTGCCGTCCTCGGTGGCGCGCTGGTTGTTGACGGTGATGTTGGTGTCGCCGCCGCTCTGCTGCTGGGCGCCCTGTTGGCCTTGTCCTGGCTGTAGCGTCGATTTGCCCGCCATGTTCGGCAGCTGTGGGCGCGCACCCGCCAGCGCGCCGACACCTTTAGCGAGCCACGAGTGACTGGCGAGGTCCGAGCCGCCGGTGGGCAGAAACGTTTCCATCAACCCTTGCATGCCGATCCCGGCGACCTGGCCGGCGTATTGGATGGCGCGGTTGGCGAGCTTCACCCCGGTAGCGGCGGCCTGCCCCACACCGGGGAACGCGCTGGCCGCCAAGTCGACGGCGGCGTCTACCCCGCCACCCGGTGTGATGCCGATACCGCCAGCGCCGCTGCCCGAGGGTGGTGCAACACCGCCGATCTGTGTTGGCCCCTGACCGGGGCCGAGTCCAGCACCGGCAGCCGAGCCCGCCATCGGTCCATGCGGGGCGAAGACTGGGCTTTCCCCGGCGCCGCCGTGAAGTCCCGCCGGTAGCCCTTGAGGGCCACCCCAGCCAGTTGGGGCATTGAATGCGCTTTGCGGTGTGTCAGTAGTGACGCCGGGAACTTTGCCATCAGTGATGGCTTGCCAAGCGCCTAAGCCTTGCGGTGGGGTTCCGTTGTAGCCGGTGAACGCTGTGCGGTTGGCGATTTCGATCTGCTGGTCACGGGTAGCGTCTTGCGGCATTCCCACGCCGCCATAGGCTTTCCACGTCGATGGTGAGAACTGCAGACCGCCGTAGTGTCCATTGTGGCCTGTGTCGGCGTTGTTCCAGGTACCGCCCTCATGGAGCATTACGGCATCCCACAGGGACGACCCAGTAGCCGACCCCGCGCCAGGACCACCCGCGCCACCGATGGGCGCTGAAGCTCCCACACCGCCTGCGTTGACGACCACCGAGCTCGCGTTGATGGTCACGCTGCCCATGTCAGTGCCCGCACCCGCGGATGCCCCACTAGGTGCGGCTAGCGGCAGCTGGCCACCGGGCAGCGGAATGGGTTTCGACTGCCGCGTATGAACGTGGTTTCCATGCTCGGCCAGGTCTCCCGCGAAGTAACCGGGCTGCGGGCGCCCCCCTGCGATTTCGACCGTATCTCCGGTACCGACACCCGCGCCATTCCAGATGACTTGCTCCATCCCTGGAACAGTTTTCAGGTAGTCGGCGAACCGCTGCATAGCTTGAGGGCTGCCTGTCCAGTCGATGCCGCGATTTTCGTGAGTTGGGTTGGGGGCGTATCCCGCCTCGTGGCGATCCGTTTCCTGATGGCCTGGATAGGTGCTAGGCGTGACCCCGAAAGCGGCACCGAGTTGCTGCACCCAGTCGGGGAAGATGCCCTTGCCGCCGCTGCCGTATCCACCGGTGTTCGTTCCGGCGGGTAGACCGTAGGTTCCGCTGGGTTGCGGACCGACCTGCGGCGCTGACGACTGCGGTATCGAGTCATACGGTGACGCCATGCCCGGCGCGGCACCCGGCATGAAACCCATCGAAGACATCTGCTGAGGGCTCATACCCAACGCCCGCAACGCATCAAAACTAGGTGTTCCCGGGCCACCACCCAACTGGAAACCCATCGGCGACAACCCCGATGCAATATTGTCGGCGCCCCACATACCCGCGAGGCCGTAGCCACCCTGAATCGGCGACATCGCAGCGGTCGCGGACAACTGCCCCAACATGGGTGCAGCCGCAATATCAGCCAACGCTTTAACCGTGTTGTCGACAAGACCGGGAAGTCCTTTGGACGCACCGAAATCGGCGTCCAACTTGGCGCCGATCTCCCCGAGCTTGTCGCTGGCCTTCAGGTAGACGTCTTGCAGCTGAAGTTGCGCACGGTATTCCTCACCACGCGCTTTGATAAGATCGTTGTTCGCTTTGGTTAAATCCTCAGTCGTGTGGGTACTGTCCGCTTCGATCTGCGCCAGCTTCGCGCGGTCCTCAGCAACAGTGTGCTGAATCTCCATCAACCGCTGTTCGGCGTCGTATTGCTGCTGAGTTTCACCCGCGCGCGCCGGGCCACCGTAGCCGGGGGCGTAGGGCACCTGGACTTGTTTCTGCTTGACGGCGTGGTCTTGGGGGAGTTCGGCGTGGTCTTGGGGGAGTTGAGATTTGCCGCCACCGGCGAGCGCGCCCGCAATGTCCTGAACGGGCCGCGGCGGGGGGGCTGGAATCGTCGCGGTGTTCGTTTGCGGCATCAGCAACTCATCGAGCGACGGCGAACCAGCCGCGCCAGGTGGTGCTGGCGGCGCACCGGGAAAAGGTGAGACTTTCTGCGGCGCCAGTAGGTCTTTCGGCGCTAGCGGTGTGATCGGCTGATCACTGGACGGCAGCGTCGACGGAACAACCTCACCGGTGTTGTTGATGATGTCGAGGACGCCGCCGACCATGTGGCTGAGGAAGTCGCCCACCGGTTTCATGGCCAACTCCATGTTGTGCCACGTTTCCGACCACTTCTCGCCCAGTGTCTCCGTCTCTTTATAGGTTTGGTGGATGGTGTCGTTGGTCTGCTTGATACCACCCGTGAGGTCTGCGAGCGTCAATTTGCTGTCGCGGATCGCTTGCACGAACTGCTCAGAACCCCTAGCCCCGAACACCTTCGTGGCCAGGTCGACCGCTTTCGCATCGGCCAGCGCATTATTCTGATCGGTCAACCCTTTGATTTGGGTGATGGTGTCCTGCAGACCGGTGTTCAGATCAATATGCTTTTTGGCGAACTCGTCGGCTGCGTGCGTCAACGCAAATGACGTGCGGCCGGCGTCGATACCGGCCTTGGAGAAATCCACCATCAGTTCGGCGGTTTGGCTGAAATTCAACCCCAGCGTTTGCGCGGCCGGCGCAACCTTATCAATCTGGGAGAGCAGGTCACCGATCGCAGCCCCGGTTTGTCGGTGGGCGGCGTTGAGCGCCTCAAGATCGTATGCGGCTTCGTCGGCGTTCTGCCCGAACGCGCGCATCGCCATGCCGAACTCGTTGACGTTGAGTTTGTTCCCGGTCATCTCGTTGAGTTCGGAAACGCTTTTCGTCAACTCCTCCAGCGGCGCCCCGGTGAGTTGCAGATTCGCCGACAAAGATCCCATGACGGTGGAGATGTCTTCAAACGACGCGGAGGTTTCCCGGCCCACGTTCTGCACCGACGTCATCAAATCGTTGAGCTGGTCACCGACCGCGCCAGTCGATTCGGCCATCGACTGCGCCATCTCAGCGAAACTGTTGCTGATGTGGAACGCTTCCGCCGACACCGCTGCACCCGCAGCCGCCAGCGCCGTCAAAGCGGTCGCACCCAGAGCCGCGCCGGCCACAATATCGGAGCCCATAGACGTTGCCGCGCGGCTGATCTCAGTGAACAAGCCGCCACCCTGGCTACCCAGACCCGTGCTGATCTCCGACGCCATTTTGGAGCCTATTTCGCGGCCGACACCGTTGAACAGTTCAATAACGTTGTCGGCGACAGCGCGGGCTTTGCTTTCGTCGAGTTCCGGCTGAACCGGCAACACTAACGCCACACTGTCACCGCCTTCCGCCTATTCAAGACCAGCCCATTTCGCCGTAAAACTGGTCGTTCGCCTGCTCGGCTTCTTCTTCTTCCTCAACGTCTTTGATCGCCCTCTCGACCCGGTCGATCGGGTCGATGAACTGGAACGGCTCGTAGGCGCCGTCTTCGCCGCCGTTCACCGCGTAATACGACGACCGCAGGAAAGCCAACTCGTTGTGGGTTTGCGCCGCAATCAACTGGGATTCAGACCAATAGCCGCCCCGCAGGGCGGTTTTGTAGGCGCTGTCGTCGGGCAGATTGTCGATCAGCACGATCAGTCGGCGACTGGACAGTTTCAACGCGCCGAACGCGTCGCGGGTGCCGCGATGCCAGTCGTGAATGTCGGCTTTACCCAACAGGTCCGACTCGACTTCAGTCGGTGCCAGACTCCACTTCGCCAGCGCTAGCCACGCTTTTCGGATCGGAGCTCTCACGCTCCTCTAAACGCCGATCCAACCGCGCTAGCGTCGCGGTGACTGTGGTGGCGGCACCGCCGGCAGCCTTGAAGCGTTCATATTTTTCTTTGCCCCACAACGCGATCGCCACCTGAACCGGGTAGGACGGTTTGATGAGCTTCCCGTTTTTGCGGTACGGAATCTTCAGGGATCCGGGCCGGGTTTCGGACGGGATGATGATGATTTCGTGGCCGTCTTCGTCTTTGATACGACGCTCGGGTGTGGTGATGTCGGGTTCGCGGTCCCAGCTTTCGGATTCCAAATCGAGCTCGTTCATGCGTTCACGCTGATCGTCGTCGAGTAGTCCACGCTGCGGAACCTCGAAAACCTCATCACCCACAACGATTTCGATGCTTGCCAGGAAGCCGGTGGCCTCGGCTGCCTGGTCGCGGGCTTCCCGTGGGGTTAATTTGCGGCGCTGTTCATCAAAAACGGACATGTGGCCGATTTTCCTTTCACAGGTGCAGCCGTTAAGGGGGGTTGAAACTCAGCAGCGGGCGACGGCCACGACACCCGCTGCTGAGCGACCGGTTACGCGATGGTGATGGTGTTAGATGCCGGGCTGGTGGCTGTGGCACCGTTGTCGGCGGTGACCACCGCCCGCAGCTGCACCGACGACGCCGACGTGAGGCTCTTCACCTTCACCGTGGTAGTGCCAGCGGACTCGGTGACCGCTCCCGGCGTGTCCAGCGTCGCAGTCGACCACGACGTGAACGGCGTCGTCGCATACTGCGCGGTGATCTGGCCGGTGTAGGGGGCATCTGGGCCGGTCGGGTCGGGGAACGTGAAACTCGCCTTCCCGGTCGCGCCTGCGGTGGCCACCGGTGGGGTGGACGAAACGCTGGGCGTGCCGCCTTGAGCGGTCCAGCCCGGGCCACCGACCCATGTGTACTTCAGCACCGGGCGGTAGACCCCGTCGACCAGCGCCATGAAGAACGGGTCGGGCAGCGGCAGCCACGTCAACTCGGCCGCCTCGGAGTCCTTCTTGTCCTTCTTGGATGCGCCGATGTTGTCCAGCACACACAACGAATAGCCCTCCACCGTGTAGACCGGCAGACCGTTCTTGGTGTACTGACGGACCAGCAAAACCTGCCGGCTGACGTTGTCGGAGTCGATCGGCTTGCCCCATCCGGCGTTGATGTCGCCGGGGATGTCGACGAGCAGGTTACCGCTCGCGTCGACCAGCGGCAGGTTGTTACGCAGCCGGCGCATAAGGGGCTTCGCGGTTTCCACACCCTGGAAGCCGAACGGCTCGGCTTCCTCGGTCAGATCGGAGTCGAACGGCATGTTCGACTGCACGATCATGAAGTGGTCGTTGCGGATGGTGGGCTTCGTGTTCGGGCCGACACCGTCCTTCATCGCGCCGACCAGATGGAACCCCAGGTTCGCGGTGGGGTTGGGCGTCCAGAACCCGTTGGTGAGGTTGAACGCGAACAGATCGGGTCGCCAGTTGCCGTCCAGCGCGAACGGCGAGAAGTTGACGGAGCCGTCCATGTTGTGGGGCGAAATGTTGGTGTTCGCACCCTGGTTGTCGCGGATCAACGCTTGAACGAGCTTGCCGCGCTCCAGGAAACGGTTGTCGACGTTGCCGAGCCCGGCGCCGTCCCAGGTGGTGCCAGTCGATGGGGTTGCCATAATAGGCGTCCTTTCGGATGGGGTTTGGAACCGGAACGGTTTATCCGGCAGAATTGCGGCGCTCTGCCGCGACGCGGTTAGGCCGCGACGAATTCGAGGCTGATGCGGTAACGCGAAACGACGCGTTGAATGGTGGTGTCGGCGTAGTCCACGCGCACACCACGCTCTGTCGTCTCGATGTAGGCGGCGTTGGCCACACTGGAATCGGCCAAAGCGACGTTTATCGACGGGTCTTTGATTAAAACCATGATCCGTCGATGCGTGTTCTGTTCTTCGGTCTGCGCTTGCGTGACGGTATTGCCGAAGGTATGCACAGAGAGCAACGCTTCATCGGCGAACATATCCATGTCATTGGCGCCCCCGCCGAAGCGGGTAACCATCCGGTAGGGCACCGGATCTCCCGCAGCCCAGCGTTTCTCGCCGCACGGCCCGAGTGGCGCCAACCACGCCAGCAGGAACGCGATCGCGTTGGGTGCGTCCTGCGGGTAGAACTGGGTCACCGCGACCGCGCCTCGTTGTTGATGAATTCTTCGGTGCGCGCCCGAATCGCGTATTCGGGGTTGTTGATGCTGCCGTATTCGATGAGGTTCGCCTCGGGGTCATCGAACACCACCGACACCTGCTCGCCGTCCTCGACGTGGATGCTGTCGCGGTAGCGGCCGGGGTGCGGATCTTTGCCGTCGCCAACAGGGCTGATCGACTTCGCGTAATCGACCGCGTCCGCAGCCAGTTTCAGCGAGGCTTGCTTGACGTCGGAGCTTTTCAGCTCCTCGTCGATCTGATCCTCACCGACGAGCTTCGCGAATTCATCCACCAGTCAGCCCTTCTGGGCCATGATCAGGCAGTAGACATGATCTGGGTTGCCGCGGATATCCACCTCGACCAGCGCTTCGCCGCGCATCTCATAGGTTGGCCCAGACAGGTTCGGCGTCGTGCCGCCGCCGCCGTCCTGTAGCCACATCGCGGAGGTGATCGCGGTGGTGTCCGCGTCCACGGGCAGGAACGCGTGGCCTACCTCGCGGGTGACGGTGGTGCCGCCGGTCTCCTGCTCAACCAGCCTGGGAGATAGAATCTTCGGTTCCAGGCAGCAGTTCGGTTTCCATGTGACCGTTTGGGTCGTTTCGGGTTCCATGTACGCTGACACGACCGGGTTACCGTGAGTGTCGAGAACCGGCACTTCCTTGACGATGCCGACCCACTGATTGCCCAGTTGCCAGATCACTGCCAGTCCCACCATTGCGGCCACAACGCGTCGTTGTTGCTGTCAACGAAGTTGCTTGCGGGGGCGGCGCGCAACGGTATCCCGAGGATGCGCTTTTGCCGGTCGGTGATGACCTGCTCGAGCATCACCTTGTTGATCTCGCCTTCTTCGGTACGCAGACTGGTGGTGTTCTGGAACCGTGACAGCGGCGCGAACTGGCCCAGCTGAAGCTGATCGCGCGTCACCTCGAACACCACCAGCGCAGCGCCGGAATCATTGTCAGGCAGCGGTGCCCGCGATGATGGCTGGGTGCGTATCCAGTCCGACGTCACCTGCAAAATGGTGGTGGCGTCGGCCGTTTCAGCAGTCGACAATGGCCTGAACATGCCCGTGAACGTGGCGATGTCCAAGAACGGGTCTGCCATTTACGCGCCGTACAGGTCTTGCAATTCCTGCTTGGTCAGCGATTCGGCTTCGTCCTCGTCGGCACCCGTAGACACCGCGAACGCCACCCAGTCGGCCTTGGGCGCCGCCTTCGCCGGCGGACCATCGTCGCCGTCGCTGGCATCGACCTTTTCGACCAGACCCGTCTCGACGAAGTGCTTTTCCTGCTCCTCGTCGAGCCAGTTGATGACAGCCCCGTGATAGCGGTGATGCAGCTGCCCTTCACGGTCGCGGGCCAGCACCAGTGGCGCCTTCACCTCGTATGCCATTATGCGTCCACTCCGGTGATCGCCCACGCCGCGCGGGGCTCCTTGACGATGGGCACCGTGATACGGCGAGCACGCACGCGCCAGCCGTCAGTTTGGTCGGTGCGCATCGTCTTGATCTGCAAACCGCGGTCGTCCTGCACATAACCGGGGGCGTCGAGTCGTTCATCGACGAACGCGCCGAACAGGCTGGAGTCCAACACGTATGCGGTGCCGGTGGTGGGCAGGTTCGGGCTCGTGATGAACGTGAACCCACCGATGCGGCGCATCAGGCTGGAGTTCCAGCCCGTTTCCACGGGCGCGGCCTGCACGCCCGGGTATTCGCGGGGCAACAGCAACGCCAGTGTCGGGTCGGACACGATGTTGGCGAACGTCGTCAACCCGCACAGCACCGTGTCGGGCATGTAACCCTGCTTCAGGTTGATGATGTTCGCGACAGCGCGCATCAGATCCCGCAGAATCACGGGCGCCGTACCGGTGCCGGCCCATGAGCTGATCGCTGCGGTGGTTTGGGTGATCGCCGAAGCGACCGCCGAGAGTGCCACCGAGTCGATCATCTGAACGTGGCTGTTGCCGAGCTTGATCAAACCCCTTGAGACGACGGGGAAGTTCTGCCGGGCGATCGCCTCGTCCTCAAACAGGGTGTCCTGACCCCATTTGACGGTGTTAGCCATCGACGCGGTCCCCGTGCTGATCGGGGTGACTGGGTACTCAGCGCCGGGGTTGACGGGCTGCGGTGCGCGGTCGGCGAAAATCGTTTCCGCCGTCTCGTAGAGCACCGACCCCGACTCGGTCCACAACTGCTCGGTGAGGATCTTGTCGGAGATGAACAGCTGATCGGACAGCTGGCGCAGCGCGCGCAGCACGATCAACGGCTGCTTGAGGAACCGGTTGATTGTTTCGACGTCACCCGACAAAGTCGCCGGGGTGGCGGGGAATTGGTAAGGCATGAGAGTCCTACTTTCCTAACAGGGTTGGGTCGTCAGAGGGTCAGCAGGACGTCGACCGTTTGGCCATTGGTTGCCGCCGTGAGGGCCTTACCGATGCGGTGCGTGAAGTCGGCGTCAGCGCCGAACGTCGCGACCGCGCCGGCAGCGGCGGCGATGACCCGATCCCCGATGGAGATCGATCCCGACGCTGTGAGCCGGTGAACACCGCCGCTGTAGACGGTCACAGTGGCGCCGACGACGTCCTGGTCGTTGGATGCCACGCCGACAACCGCGTCCGACGCCGCACTCGTGGGTGCCACGTTGTATCCGGTGGTACCGACTGCGACAACCTGGCCGCCGGTGATGGCGGCCGACGCCGTGTAGGTGACCGCCTGGCCGGGCAGGAAAACAGGTGCGTATGACATGGGGTTTATGCCTTTCCGATGGGCTGGCCGACGATCTTGGCGAGCGCGGTTTCCATCTCGGGATCAACCGAGGTGTCCTCGCGGCCTGCGCCGTAACCGACTGCGGCGACAGGGACGGCCGAGTTCTTCGGCATGGTCTCCAGTAGCGCCTTGACGCCGGCTGGGTTCTCCTTGAGCTGCGCGCGCCAAGTGTCGGCGCTCGCCGGCGTGATCTGGCCGCCTTCGAGCGCGGCCCGGATGGTGTGCTCCTGGTCCTCAGCGACCATGCGGGCGTGCGCCTGCGCACCGAGTGCGGCGTCGGCGACGAGCCTGTCGTGAACCGTCTTGTCCAGCACGGTCAGACCGAACTTGGCGGCGACCTGTGGGAGCTGGTCGACGGTCGGCTCGGGAGCCTCAGGCGGCGCTTCGGACTTGGTTTCTGCGGCGGCGATTTTCTCGTCGATCGCAGCTTCGATGGCGGATTCGTCGGCTTCGGCGTCGAGGCCGAGCTTCTGCAACACGCTCTCTGTAAGGGTCGCCACAATGGGCTCCTTTCCTTCGGTTACCTCGGCCTCGACAGGCTGAGGGGTCTGTGCCCGCGCGGCGATGCGCGGCGCGGGAGCGGCCTCGCGGCCGGGGTATTTGAACTTCGACAAATCGAACGCCGATGCGCGGGCGGCGATTAACAGGTTTTCCTGCTCGGATGGCTGGCTTACGCGGTCGGCCAGGCCCGATTCGACTGCCTCATCGGCGGTCATCCACGTTTCCTCATCCATCACCGCCAGCCAGTCCTCGACTGTGCCGCCGGCGCGCGCCGCGTAAATCGAGGCGATATTGGTGTTTTGGCGGCCTAGCATGTCGGCTGTTCTCGCCATATCGTTGGCATCGCCGATCGACACGGCCCAGGCGTTGTGAACCATCATTTGGCTGTTCTGGTTCATCACGATCTGATCGCCGGCCATCGCGATAACCGAGGCGATTGAGGCTGCAATCCCGTCCACGACAACGGTTATGGTGGCGTCGTGACCGCGCAGAGCGTTCAGGATGGCCACGCCGTCGAATGCGTCGCCGCCGATTGAGTTGATTCGCACCGTGATCTCCGGTGCGTCGATTTTCGCCAAATCCCGCACGAAATCGGCTGCCGAGACACCGAAATACGAGTCGATCTCCCCATAAATCAAGACTTCAGGCGGTCCGTCGTCGGTCGCCAGCGTGTTTTTCACGCTGTACCAAGACTTTTGGCGATTCACCACAGCGTGTCTCCATTCGTCTTCGGCTGGGAGCGGCGCCGAGTGTGGGCGCGCACCCGTATCGACGCTGTGGTCTGGTTGGGTTCGCCCATCGCCCGGTTTTCGCGGTTGGCCAGCGGGTCGACCTGATCGGTCTGGTCAGGTTCAGGGCGGCTGTCGGGGTCGGGCGCGGGCAGGCCCATCTGGGTGCGTACGAACGACTCCAAACGACCATCCGGGGTGATAATCCCGGCGGCCTGAAGTAGTTGCAGCGCCGCAGCGGTCGCGTCCTGCTGGGAGCCGATCTCGTCGCACCCCAGCATGGGTACGGGTTCGTCTGGCCCCCAGTTCAGGGCGACCAGTTTCTCCACAACACCTTCTTGGGAGACTTCGCGGATATCGTCGGCGACGGTCTGCACCGCCTGGACCCACGGGTCGGTCAGCGCCGAAGCGAGCGCGTAGGAGCCGCCGCGGTCGAGGTTCATGAAGTGCATCAGCGCGCCCAAAGCCATTTGCTTGTCATGCCATTCGATGGACTGGCGGATGAACCCGGCGGGCATATTGCCTTGCGGCCCCATGATGTGGGCGTCGGTGCCGAACGGGAACGCCACACCCGAGGACGCGCCGCCGCGCCACTGCTGCGCGATCTGCCCATAGAGCGCCATGCGGTCGGGGTCTTCGGATTCAGCCTCGGAGACATTGATTTTCGGAACACCGACGCCGTGACGTTCAGCGGCGACTGCCTCGATGCGCATCAACTGCGTCTTCCACACCCAGTTGCCGTAACAGGGCCGCAGCACGCTGTTTCCGAACCACACACCGGGGTCCTGGTCGCGCACATACACCACCAGCCGGTCACCCGGGATGGGCGCACCGGCCGGAACACCTCCGATGAACGCGACCTGATTGCCGCCGCCACCACCGGCCAGCGCGCCACCGATCGGCCACTGCTGCACCGACAACAGATCACCGCTGGCCGCGACGTCCCAGAACGCCAATGTGGACGACGGGCGTGCCGCCAGCTTCGCTAAATGCGCCTTGCCGTCGTCGTCGATGCGGTAAATCTGCTCGAAAACCTGATGGCCGAACTGCTGATACTTCAGCGCCGTTTTCAGGTGCTTCGCCCAGTTGAACCGGCCGCCGGTGGGAGGTTTCGGCTTCTCGTCGTCGCCCATCTCGCGAATCGGCAGCCCCAAATCGCGGGCAACGAACTCCGTCACCTCGTCAGACGCGCCGTTTTGGTCGATCCACCAGTTCGCGCGGCGCACCGGCAGCCCGATCGCCTGCAAAATGCTGTTCACCCGGGTGTCCCAGCGCGCCATCCGCGTGTAGGTGCGCACCGACATCGGCCACAGCAGGTCAGGATTCTCCTCGAACAGATCCCATGACCCAAAGCCCGACAAAACGCCGGGAAACGCGTTTGTGTAGCCCTTTTCGGTGACTGGAGCGGCTATTTTGGTCGCCAAAACCGCTCCTTTCTAGGTCAGAATGTGGCTGTCATAAAGTCGAATTGGGCCGATTTACCGGCAGATTTGTCGGCGATAACAGGCGGCAGAGGCTTCTTCGGCACCGTGTTCGCAAGCAGCGCGCCATGCGCCAACGTCGCCGCGGACAGGACCGCAGCCGACGAACCGGCCGCCTTCTCATCCCAAACGAACCCGCCCGAAGGCATATCCTTGCGAACCGCCGACGCCGCAGCATCATTCAAAGACTGCTGACCACTATGCGACAGCCTCGACGACACCGCAGCGTTCAGAAACCCGCCGCACCACTGCGACCACACCGAAGCGTTCACCATGACCGGCTCAACACCAGCCTTGATCAGCTCGGCTTCGAGCGCCGCCGCGTCACCGTGGCCTTTGATCGCCACAGTGATCGGGTCCCACGCCGCCACCAGCTCGACCACGGCTCGAACCACGGCGATCGACGTCGCGGACTTCGCGTAGCCGATCTCCACATGCGCAGACCCGTGCTTGGTGTGCTGCGCCCCAGCGATCACCCACTGCCCGTTGCTGCAGTGCAAACCGACAGCCGCCACACCCACCAACGCGGGCTCAACTTTCATGCGAGCCCACACATCGGCTGGGATCTCCGACAAAACGCCCATCTGGGCGGGCCAGCGGCCAGCCGAGAGACGTTCAATCTCCCACTTATCCAAGTCGGCGCGGAACGCGCGCATCTCGGCCTCGATGTACTCCTCAGTGAGAAGTTCACCGACCGCCGGGTTGGCGTAAGCCCAATTTTCGCGGTCCTCGCGCCAAATAACGCGTTCAACCTCATCCTTGGGCGGATCAGGCGCCGACCACTCCAACCAAATCAGCCCATCGTCGTCGCCGGCGAGCGCCCGCTGCCGCAGAGACGCCCACTTGCCGCAGTATTCGTGCGTTTCAACGTCCGCGGCGCTCCCTAAATACCAGATTTGCGGTCGCTGCGCCGTCGTCAGTAGAGGCATGATCGCGGCCTGCGATGCCGGCGACCAGATCATCGCCTCATCGATCACCAGCCGGTCCACCGAGAACCCGCGGCCGCCAGACTTCGTTCGGGTACGGAACCGGATGATCGACCCGTTGTGCAGCAGGATCGACTCTTTACCGTTGCCGCGCCGAACACTTTTGATCTCCCGCTCCAGCTTCGGATGCGACCTGATCAACGACTCCAGCTTGTCCATCGACTCCAAGGCCGTCTGGAACTCGTGCGCGGTGTGCAGAATCGAAACGCCGGGCTCATTGACCATCCAGCCCAGCTCAACAACCTCGATGCCGCCGTTCTTGCCGTTCTGACGGGCAGCCAGCACCCCAACCTCGAACGCAATCCATTTACCGGCTGGATTGGTGGCCATCCCCTCCCGAACAACCATCCGCTGCCACGCCATCGACTCGCGACCGGCGATGTCCGCCACCTCGAGCGCATCTTCGCCCTCGCGGTAATCCCGCGGACCAGGGGGAAGCCAACTAACCCGCGGATCCTGCTTCCCGAGCAGCCCGCCGCGCCGCAATCTCGTCAGCAATGGACCCTCCTATAGCTTCGGGCTGCTGACCCGCTAATTGCGCCATGACCTGCCGCAACACCGACACCGTCTGCCGCGCTTCGGCAGCAGCAGCATCGATTTTCAGCTCGTAGATCTCGCATTGAGTGCGGTGCAGCACCAGGCGTGCAAACAGCTCGACATCGCCAGACAGCAAACGGTCGAGCTGATCAAGACGATCCGTCAACCGACAAGCCTCACCAATCAACACCTTGCGCTGCACCGACGTGTCTGCGTCGACCATCTCCGACCACAAAGCCGACCCACGGACACCCAAGGTAGGTGGCTCGAAATCCGTTGTGCTGCAACCAATCTCGCCAACCGAATGTGTTGCGCCACAACGTGATTCAGTCATCAGTCACCCAGCATTTCTTTCGGGGGGAGAAAAGTCGCGACCTTCGTCGCGCGATCTTGATGGGGCACCCTTGATATTATCGACGGGCCTACTGCCGCAACGCGTTTCACGCTCGCGTGATAACCGAAAGTTGTTGTGCCACAGTCGACTTACCACGGCCACGCCATCGCCAGTTGTGTTGTGGCGATGGCCTTCCCACTGCCGACTGCGAGGTGGTCGTTACCACCGTCGCCGCGCTGGATGTTGCACGCGCCGTGGAGTAGTCGGTTGGCTTTCGGCATCGGCAGTCCTCGGCGTATGGCTTCGGCCCTGCTCATGTCGGAGTGGTCGGCGTGTAGCTTCCCGCTGTCGGGGTTGGTCGACTCGGGTTTGTAGTCCCAGTTCTTGTGCCGGTTGGCGTCGCTGTACATGGGTCGCCCGCACCAGTCACATGGCGTGCCGTCTAGGTGTGAGCGCATGAGTGCCTCACGCTGGTGACGGTGTGCCCATCCCAACCCCTTCTGGTTGGTGGTCGGCCGCGCTTTAGTAGTAGGCATAGCCAGGGGTGAGTACCAGCAGAACTATGCCGATGATCGCTAGGATTATGCCGATGGTCACGAGGATGTGAGCGCGCGGGACCAGTAGGCCGATCACCAGTAGCACGATGCCGAGCAGGATCATGATTCGCTCACCGTCATCTCCCAACCGTTGGCATGTGTGGTCACTTCGACAGTCACAGGTGTGCCAGTCATCGCGGCCTTGAGGACCAGGCGCATGATCGTTTCCATCCACACGGCTGGCTTGGCGTTCGGCGCGAGCTGCTGAGTGATCAGTTGCGGCGGCTCACTTGTCCATTCGCCGGTGTCATCGTCCATCGCGATCTGGCCGTCGATGGTGACGGTGACATGGGCCATCAGCGGTGCAGCTCGTCGATGCGCTTGGCCAGTAGGTCGCAGTCCACTGGCGCTTTGAGCCTGCTCGTCGGAATGCTCATCAGTACATCGCCGCGGTGCTGACATGTCACATCGACTGTTGGCGCTGCTGGGTTGATCTCAGCCGGCGCGGCGACTGCAGCACGCAACTGTGCGAGTTCGGTGCGGTCGATCAGTTCCAGGCCCGCGTCGTTCTCGAGCAAGTGGACTATGGCTTCGGCGATGATCAGCGGTGCGTCGTTGGCGGGCAATCCAGCTTCGGCCGCGAAGTGTTTGGCCATCTCGGGTGGAATGCCTGCGCTGGACAGTCCTGGTAGTGGGATGACTTTGGGTGGCTGTTTGTTGCCGTCGCCTGGGTGTACGAGCCCTTTGGGTAGGCGTTGGGCGATGAGTGTGACGGCGCGGGTTTTAGGTGTGGGCATTGGGGTGGCCAATCGGTATGCTGGCTGGTTGTGCTGAAGTGTTTGGCCGTGTTGGCGGCGGTTGTTGCGACGGTCTGCGCCTGCTCACAGTCGACGGTGCCTGCCGTGTTGGATAAGGACGGCACTTTCTATCGGTTGAACGCCGCGACGTTTGAGACTGGCGGTTCAGCGCGTGGAAATGGGTCGCCGTGTAGCTGGGAGCGGTTGTCGTCGGATTGGGACCGCAATCCCAGCATTGATGACACATATCGGGCGTTTCTTGCGCGGGGTGATGTGGCATCGGGTCAGGTGAGCCGGGTGAGCGTTGATGATGGGCAGTATTTCGTCAGTTGGGGCTGTCTGCCGTGGCGGCATGTCGACTGACGTGGGCCGCTCTCGGATACCGGTCGAGTAGCAGGTCTAGGCGCCGCCATTGTGTGAGTTGTGTGCGGGCTGCGGTGATGTCTTCTCTGAGGTTCCGCAGTGCGCGGGGTTCGTCGGCCATGGCTACCTCGCTTCGGGCATGCGAAAGGCCCGCTGGACCATAGGTCGTACAGCAGTCCTTAGTGCGGCAAGTTACCACAAGATGTGCCGGAATCACACGCTTGTCATTCCCAGATGTGGGGTGTGTCGACGCGCCGGTCGCTCGTGGCAGCCCGCAACCGACGCACATCCGGCCAAAGGTAGAGCGGCACGTCTTCGTTGGTGTGCCGGTTGATGACGTGACGCCCATCGGGCCGCAGGTAGCCGCGCGGTTTGAGCTTGGCCGGTTCACCATTCTCGCCGGGTTGGCGCCAGTGCCGCAGCGTGCGCTCAGGAATGCGGTACTCCTCGGGCTGGATGCGGTTGGCTTTGAGCACCTGGTCCCAGGTGAGTTTCTTGCGCTCGAGGTCGTTCATCATCAGCAGCTGCAGCCGGTCGGGGTTGTGCACCTGTCGGCAGCGTGGGCAGAACACCTCGGCGGCGTCTTGGCGGCAGCGCAGCTCGAATCCGCAGGCTGAGCGGCGGTCTTCGTTCCAGGTGGGGCAGCGGCCGAGCCAGCGCATGGGCACGGGCCGGTTGACGATGCGGCCGATGTCGCCGTCGCGGCGGGCGTCGCCGACGAAGCCGCGGATCTCGGTGAGGGTGTGGCCGGCATCTTCTCCGCCCGCGATGACGTCTACGTGCTCGCTGAGCCATCGGGCTAGCCGCTTACACGCGACAAGCGGCGTTTGGCCGCCCTGGGCCACGCTGGCGGGCAATTCGACGCCTCTGGACTCGCACAGGTCGCGCACGATGGTGGTGAGCGCGTTGTGCACCTTGTCGAGCATGTTGACCGCGCGGGCGTTGACGCGTCCGGCCGCGAGGAACGCGTTGCGCAGTTTGGTCTGGGTCGCGGCGGGCTGGTATTCGCGGCAGGCGCAGTAGGTGTCGGGTCCGCGTTCTT